CCGTGGACGAGACGGTGTCGACCGCATCGGCGCGGAAGAAGCTAACCAGCGTTTCAGTGAACCCGCCTTTCTCCTCCGCCGCCATGGCAGCAACAGTGGTGCTGATCGCTGGGCTCATGGCCGTCAGCGCAGCCTGGCCCTCTGCCTTGGTCGGAGCGCGAAGCGCACGGTACATGTACGGCCCCATGATGGAGTTCGTAAATCGAGCAGCCGTTGCAGCATTAAGATTCATTTCGCTGCCGTCCGCACCGAAGTAGATCTTGTTTGCTGCTTCAATAAACTTTGCGCCCAGCTCTACTACTTTTCTTTGGTCTTCGGCAGCGGTTTTAAACAGATCCCGACGAACTTCTGCCATGCGCACGTTAAGAGTGGCGCGATCTATCTGATTGCGTTCGCCGACTAAACGATTCTGCTCTCGCTGAATATTCTGGGTCTCTAACTCCTGACGAGTCAGGCTTACGCTACCCGTTTCGAAGATGTTCGAAATCTCTTCCGACATCTGCTTGCGGATATTAGCGTCCGGCTCAGTGGCCAAGATAACCGCTCGCGCCAGGGCACGATCACGATCATTGAGACGCAGCAGGCCTTCAACATTGTTGATTCCCTGCTCACGCAGGTTGGCCGAAACGGCTGCTGCCGTGGCCGGCGTTACTCGAATCTTGCCAGCGTTGATGTCGCGATCGACAGCGGCGGCCGGGCGACCTGAGACAGCTCTCGTGACGCCCCGGATTTCGGAGCTGACGGTCGGATCAGTGACACGAATCGTGGCCGCCTTGCCGGTCTGCGTGGTGGCAGGAGAGGCGTCTTTTCGGATCGAAGCTAACTGACCAGCTTCTCGTTCCGCTCGCTCTCTCGCCGCACGTTCGCCAAAACCAGCACGAGTGTAGGCCTCTTCCGCTGCGGTTGCTGCAACATCCGCAGATTTCTTAGCGGTGCGGGCGATCGCGTCAGGAAGGACGGTGCTTTCACCAGTTTCTCTACGGGTGGTAGCCATCTGCCTTCTGATCCCGCCAATCTGTGCATCAGTAACTCCATGGCGGTTTTTCAAGAACGGCTCAATCTTTGACGCCATGTCTTCATCACCTTGCCGCAAGGCGTAGGCGAAGACATCGGTTAGTTCGCGCTTATCGAAACCATTTCCAACGGCTTGCGCAGCCGAGGGGTCCGCCTTGATGCCGCGATAGGCGCGCTCAGTGAGAGACGACGTAGGAGGGGCACTGGCCGTGGCGGAAGAAGCCGCCGGCGTTGCAGCGGGACGAGTGGGGGCCGCAGCCGGCGCGTTGTTACGCTGCGGCGGTGCACCAGCGTTGGAGAGGTCGCTCTCAAAACGATTGAGGAGTTCATTCTCTTCCGCCGGCGATGAGGCAGACGCAAGGGCGCTAGCCGCCGCACGACGAGCTCCACCCGGAGGCATGGCGTTAAGAACACGGTTCTTTCGCTGGATAAGATCGAGCGTCTCGTTACGCTTGGCGTCAGCGTCGATCTGATTCGCCCGAGTACGGTAGATCGTCGGGCTGATGAGCGAAGAATTCGAAACGACGCTGGTCTGGTAATACAGGTTTCCAAGATTAGCGAGTGCACCAGCGTCAAAGCTGACGACCTCAGAGTCAGGGTTGCTCGAGCCATCCCGCGTGACTACACCTTGCGAACCGTCCTTGTTGCGAACGGTGATGGCGTAGCCACCATCGGGCAGAGGCTGGATAGCCTCGGCACGCGACCCCTCGGGGAGCTCGCCGCTCTTGTTGACCAGGTCGAGACCAAATTGAATAGCCGTCCGGTTACCGCTCTCTATGCCGCGTCGCAGCTTCTCACCATCAATTGACAGCATGTCCGAGCTCAGGAAGTCGCCGGCACTAGCAGCCTGAATGAACTGGTCGCTCTGACGGATGAGGTTCAACCGATTGGCTTCGTCGCCTAGACGCTTGTTCTCAGCCTCAGCGACCGTGGCTTGGCGGTCCATGATGCCAAGGCGGCGCTCGTTCTGCTCCAGCTCATCTTGGGCGAGCCGATTGCGGAAGCGCTGCTGGCCCATGGCCTGCGCGCCTTGAATGCCCGCCAAGATTGCACTACCAAGATCCTGTGCCATGACTTACCTCAGAACGAGAATGCCAGGATCGCGGCGGAGGCCAGCGAGCCGATGGTGGAGTAGGTGTTGGCCTTTGACTGCGCCTTGGCCTGCGTGTACGCGTTGCGGCGAGCCGTTGCGTCGGCGGCTGCCGAACCTAACTGCTGCTGCGAAGCGCGGTTCACGCCTTGCCCAATGTTGATCAAGTCGGAAAGCAACGCGGTGTTTGACTCACGCTGGGCGAGTTTGGCGTCGTTGACCGCCTGAATGCCACCGAGCGTGTTGGCGCGCTGCAACTGCAGCTCTTGCTGCTGGATCTGAGCAGGCGTCAGCGCCACACCGTAGCGTTGGGCGTTACGTGTGGCGACCCCCTGCGTGAGCGTGGAGGCGACGCCGACATCTTTTCGCGCCTGATCGATCAGAGACCGGTCGGTCTGCGCCTTGTTGATCAGCTGCTCTTCGAACTTGCGGTAGTTCTGAACGTAGTCAAGGTATTCTTGACGAGTCAGGTTGGCGTACGCCTTCTCCGGATCAGCGACGTTAGTCAGCGACGCTGCCGGCGAAGACGAAATATACTGGTGGTTCCTGAGCACCTCTTCGATCATAGGAGACATCGTGGCAACCATCATTAGCCTCCAAAGAACTGCGAGTACCCAAGGCGGTTACGGAACCCATTGACCGGGGCGGAGACAGGTGCTCCGGCAGCGGTCTTGGCCCCAGTCCGATCGACGGGCGTGAAGAACGTACCCTTTATCGGGTTGCCGTTGGCGTCGACGCCCTGGGTGCCCATGTTGTCGATACCCTGGGCGACGAAGGTCGAACCGACCTGAGCAAGCGCAGCAACTTTTGATTGGGCCACCTGCTGATTTGCACGAGCGCGCTCGAGCGCCTCGGAAGTAGCGAGCCGGCTGGCCTGCGCCATACCGGTCTGCGCATCCGCAGCCTGGCCGCGAGCCGTGCCGAGCACGTTGGTCTGCATACTGTTCTGCACCCGTTTGGCCGTGGTGTTGGCCACGCCGAGCTGGCCGGTCAGCGCCTGCGCCATGTCACCGGCAGCGTTCATATTGTTAGCCTGCTGGATACTGGGCGTCGAGAGCGCCTGCATGGTGTCGGCGTTGGCGCGGCCACGCAGACCCGACTGCACGTCTTCGGTCAGCGACTTATCGCGCATCTGTTGGAGCAAGGGATCGTACTTCTGCTTAAAGTACTCATACTCCGCCATAGCGACAGAGGCGGAGGCCTTTTCTGCTTCGCTAGGCTGGTAATCTTGCTGTTTGGGACCTTTGCTCATAGCTTCCTCACATAGACCACGGTGTCAATTTCCCAGCCTCTCTCTGTCAGGTGTGGCATCAATCCTAGGAAAGGAGACCGGGTCTCCAACTGGCTGTAGCCAGCTTCCTTCGCCACCCGCTCAAAGAACGCTTGGTATTTCGATACCAGGTCGTTTCCTCTTTCAACCGCCCACGCTAGCCAGAGAAGCATCGTCTTCTCGTTGGTGTGCGGGTCGGTCTCCGTTGTCGAAATCACAAACCCTTCGTTCGTAACCCACAACACTGCTTGGTTAGTTACACAGGCCGCGTACACATCTTCGACCCGGTACGTCACGTTGGCAGTAGAAACTATCTCTTCAACCCCTCGCTTAACCCAATCCCACTCTTTACGAACATCGGCTACCCGAGGCTCAACCACCACTTCCGTAACGGTTTCGCCGCTTTGAGAATGGAGTATGGATTCCGCCATAAGACACCTTCCTGACTACGCCGGCGTCTGCGTTACGTGCACGACGGTCGGCCTCAATAACTCCCGCATTGAAGAGCGAGCCATAGACCTGCGCTCCTGCGAGGTCCGTCCACTGCTTGCTCGGTAGACGCAGCAACCGGAACAGCGCGCCGTTGACGATGGTGTCGCGGTAGTCGGACATCAGCTCGTCGTCAGCAGACAGCGACGTCTGCGTAGGCTTCAGGTGGCACCGGATGATGGTGCTCAACGGCTGCGTGACGTCTGGCACAGGCACCAGCCAGATCAGCGAGCGCGAGGCTTTGACGTAGTACTCGGGGGTGCCCCGGTACTGCGCCTCACGCCAGTTACGCTTGCGCTGTTCCAGGAGGCTCGTGGTTACGGGTTCGAGTTCCACGCCGTCGTGGACGACGAACATGATCTTGTGCACCACCGTATCGGTAGGCGGCTCGAGGTCATATTCGAACGTCCCGGCGATCGTGGTCAGTGCATCGAGCTCAGCCTGTAGGACTGCGGCCTTCTCGCACAGCTCGATGGTCGCCGCTCGAATGTTGTTTTCGATCAGCGTGTCGGGGCACCCCGGCACCATCGGGATGACTTCGGGCAACAACGACTCATACAGCGTGGCCATGGGTCGTTACCCCATCGCTGCGGGCTGAGGCTGCTGCCGTCCAGAGTCAAAGTTGGGCGAGGTCAGCGCGTCGATCTGGCCCTTGCCAGTGATCGAGGCCATGAAGAGCTGGAAGTGCGACGCAGCGCGCTGGTTGTTGCCAGCGTATTCCGCGTCCTTCATGTACGCCATGTACAGAACGTAGTTCATCACGGCGTTCGCAAAGATATCCGGAATATCCAGGCTACCGGCCTGGGTAACCGTAGTCGGGTTTGCAGAGTAAATAATCTCAACGAACGCCTGGTTCTGATGGCTCACGCCTGGGTAGACATAGAAATTACGCGGGTTAGCTTCGTCGTAGATGTAGTGTTTCACGGTCAGCGCATGAGCAGCGTCGCCCGTAATCGCGGGGTCGTGCCAGTCAGGCGTCTGTGCGTCGAGCACTTCGCGGGACACAATTCGCACCGCTCGTCGACCATGCCCGTTAGTAGCACCCGACATGTTGCGCACGACGCGCAGCAGGCGGTTACCGTCGCTAGGAATCTCCTGCTTGGTGCCGACGACCAGAGTGACCGTAGTGTTCTTCGCCGAAGAGTCGGGCTTGAGTAGTGCGATCTCGCGCTGTGCGTCGTTGACCCACAGAACCAGTTCATCAACTACCGGCCAACGGACACCGGTCGTGTCCTGGAGGGTTTTCTGAACGCGGTCAATTACGCTTTGTACGGTGACAGCCATGGTCTACCTCACGATTTTAGGAACGCATCCCACGCCGCTTCTCGGTCTTCGGTGCTTACAGTGCGTCCAACAACACGGTTAACTGCTGACGCTTTGGGCGTCCCGTCTGCCTTAAAATCTTCAGGGTTAGCCTGCTCTACGAGCTTCTCAATCCCTGCCACAACATCGTCGAGGACCGCCACTTCCTGGAAGGCCTCCACATCGGGTGTGTCTTTTACTTCGACCTTGTGAACAGCGCCGCTCGCCGGAGGCGGGGGCGGTTCGACGGTAGTAATGCCGACATGCTTAGCCCCCAACTGAAGGGCAAGGAGCCCAATTTCGTCGGCAACCTCGCGCTCTTCGCCTGGGTAGAAAATAACAACCGCTCCACTTAGTGTAGCGACCCGAATCTCAGCACTAGATACAACCTTCACACCATCTCCTATGTGAGAAGGGGGGCCCCCCTCCGAAGAGGAGAGCCCCCACAGCCTTACTGCGCCGTGTCGAGAGCGATGACGCCAAAGTCCTGGACGTTGGCAGTGACATCACTGTTGTACTTCGGCTTGCGGAGACCGAAGATCTTACCGATCGAGATACCAGACTGGTTCTGGTAGTCGAAGGTGTCTTCCACAATCTCCGGCAGACCGATGTCGGCCATGGCGAGAGCCTGAGCGCCGCAGAACAGCGCACGAGCGCCGACCACGTTCGCGTTGGCACCCCACTTGTAGCCAGGAGAGCCAGCGTTCACGGAAGTACCAGTCGTCGCACCAGCGGTGTTGAAAACATGGCGGAACTCGTGAACCATCACGCCGTCGACCATCAGCGAGCTCGAGCCAGCGAAGAGCTGGTTGCTCGGACCACGGATACCAGCGTTACGCACGTTGGCGAGGAAGTCCGAATCGAGCTTAAGGGAGGCCATCTGCTGCGGGGTCACGAAGAGGTGGAACACCTCGTCGTTGCCAGCACCACGGACGCCACGGATGTACTGATCCTTAGCGTAGGCCTTGAGATCAACGATGTGACGATACTTCAGCTTGTCGGTCGCGGACACAGCGGTCGTGTCGCCAGCGACAAGGTTGTCGCCAGAAACGCGGCGGTGTCGCGAGGCGGTCGGGGCCGACACATCCGAGGCGAACTCGAGGTTCGACAGGTTCTGGCCCGAGGCCAAGACCGAGCGCAGGGCGCCGTTGGTCTTGTGCGTGTAGGCCACACCAGCGAGCGTCAAGAACGCGAGCTGGTCCATACGGTCAGCCATCGCGTAGGCGAGGGCGTCGCGCGACGTCTCACGGAAGTTCACCACCGACTTCTGATCCGCGAGGCGACCGGCAATGCGGTTCGCGAAGCGGAGCTGGTCGAGCTCGATGGTAATGTCGTAAGCGCGGAGCGCCTCTTCGTTACCCTCGAGGGTGCTGTCACCCGTCACGCCATCACCGCTCATGTCGGCGAGCAGCGTGATCACGGCCTTCGTACCCTTGTCCGACTTGGTCAACTCGGTGACCCGCTGGATCATCGCGTTGGAACCCGAACCAGCGAACTGATTCACGAACGACATGTTGCGCGCAACGCGCCAGAAATCCCGGCTCCAAGCAGTGAGCTGTTCACTGGTCAGCGCCGCAAAGTTAGTAAGAGCCATTTGGCATTCTCCTTAAATTGCGATAACCAAACCCGGTAATGCACCCGCATTACTGGGAGCTACAGCCGACTTTATGGAGCGGCTAACCCGTTTCCCCGTATCGTGGGGTCACGACTTAGCGCGTGTTCACGAGACGCGATCTCGGCAGGCTTAACGCCTCTGCACGGCGAGTTTCAACACGTTTTTTACGTGTGCGACACGGCCGGATATCGTTCCGGCGGACGGATTGAGTTGTAGATTAGCAACACTAATAAAAGTTCGCAACTTGTATCAGCGCTTCACCACTTCACCTTGTCTGCCCAGTACGCGGCTGACATGCGGCCCTTCGAGATGTTCTTGGCGTGGCGCGCCTTGAACGACTCTCGTCGGTTGCGGTAGGCCTCGGACTCCCCCTTTTTACGGGGGGAGCCACTGACGCCCTGCTGGCCGAATCGGATGGTTTTCACCTGTTCGCCCGACTTAGCCACCACTACGTGGCTCTTGGTCGGGTGGCTAGGGGTCCGTTTCGGCTTGTTGTAGCCCGAGACACCTGCTCGGGCCAGCCGGGAGTCCTTCTTCATATGATGTCTCCACGGAGGCGCTTGAGGGTGGCGGCGGGGAGGGCGTTGAACTCGTCTTCCGACATGGAGGACAGGTCAACCAGCTTTTCGCCGCGTGCAGCCGAGCTTTCCCCCGGCATGGTCGGGGGCTGAGCGTCCGCAGCCTTCAGCTTTCGGCTGATTTCAGCGCGCTTCTTCGCCACTTCGTCCACCACTTTCGTCGACGTGGGCGTAGAAACGGAGAGACTCGGTTCAACCGGGGCTCCTGGGTCCAATCCGTACTCGCGAATCACGAATTTAGCAGCCTTCGAGAGCGCTGCGACCGGATTTTCGCCCTTCACGATGAAAGCATCGCGGAGATCGATGACTTCCTGCGTGTACTGCTCGTTGAAGTCCGAGCTGGCACGGTCGAACACCGGGAAATTCGTCTCGAGCTCAGCCGCTGCCTGCTGCAACGCCGACATCTGCTGGCTCTGAGTGACCTTCTGCTCCATTTTCTGGGTCAGTTCGTACTCCAACTGGGCGCGTTCGGCCCGGCGGATCTCCTGACGCAATGCAGCAGCCTTGTCGTGCTCGCCGTCGAGGACGAAATTCTGGTACTGGACCTCTTTCGACGCAAAATCGAACGATTCCGGAGCCGTTTCGGCTGCCGTCTTCGCGGCCATGAGGTCATCGAGCTGCTTCTGAAGCGCCTTTTGCTTCGCCAACACCTCGTCGAGGCGCGACTTCGGCACCATCGGCTTCTTTTGCTCAGTCTCCTGAGTAATTTTCGGCTCTTCCTTGGCCTCGGCCTGCACGACCGGCTCGGGAACTTCCGGAGCTTCCGGAATTTCGGGCTTTTCCTCAGCCTTTACCTCGGCCGTGGGGGCCTCGGTGGCCGG